GCTGACTCTCGCGATCTGGCTGGCGTACAGAATCGCAAACGATCCAGCGCCGGCACTGCTCGTAATGCCGAACGCGGATCTGGCTAGGAGCTACAGCGAAACGCGACTGACTCCGATCTTTGAAAAGTGCAAGCCGGTGCGGGCGCTGTTCCCATACGATAGCGATGATTTCAAAATCCTAGAGATGCAATTTACCAGTATGACTCTGAGCCTGGTGGGATCGAATAGCCCGGCGAACATCAGCTCGCGTCCGATCTGTATTGCGGTACTGGACGAGCTGGACAAGTTTGCGCCACCGACCGAACGCGAGGCGGCCGCCTACAATCTGGCGCTGGAACGCACAAAGGCTTTTCCCAACCGCAAGCACGTACTGACCAGCACGCCGACCTTAAGCACGGGCGATATTTGGCAGAACTATCAGGCAGGAACTCAGGAAACTTTCCACGTCCCTTGCCATGCTTGCGGTGAAATGCAGGCGATGGAGTTTGGGCAAGTGCGATGGGCAGACAGCGCACGGAATCCTGACGGCAAATGGGACTTACAGGAAGTGGGTGAGACGGCCGCCTACCATTGCACTAAGTGCAACGAGCCGTGGACTGAGGGCCACAGGCGATCAGCCGTTGAGCAGGGAAAGTGGGTGGCGGCAAATCCAAACGCAGAACGCGGCAGACGAAGCATGCGACTGCCTAGTTGGTACTCGCCCACCGTCACTTTCGCCGACTGCGCCAAGCAGTTCCTGACTCAAAAGCATTACCTACACGGCTTGCAAGGATTCGTGAACGGATGGAGCGCGATGCCGTGGGAGGATCAGTTTGATGACGATAAAGCCGTCGACATTCCCGCCGGCGCATTTGCGAAAAAGCAGGATTGGGAAACCGAACATATCAAGCTGGCCGCGATAGACAGACAGATCGACGAGTACTGGTTTGTGGTCAGAGCGTTCGCCAGGGACGGAACGAGCAGGCTAATCGATGAGGGCCGGGCGAGAACGATTGAGGACGTGGCGCAACACCTACACACGCTGGGCGTTCAACCGAAGCACACGGCAATGGATAGCGGATATGAGACACAAGACTCCTACCGAATCTGTGCCCGCTACAAGTGGACTGCGTTAAAGGGCGAAGAGCGTCCAGCTTACTGGATCGAAACGCCACGCGGTCGGATGAAGTCGGTACACTCGGCCGAGCAACCGACTGACGCAGGCTGCATGCTTCTGCTTCTCAGTTCCCCAGCCTGTCAGGACTTGCTGGCATGGTTGCGAAGAGGGCAGGGGCCACGCTGGGAAATTGCACACGACGTAAGCCCAGACTACCGCGAGCACATGAGCAGCCACAAAAAGGTACATCGGATTAACCGCAAGACAGGGCGCGATCACTACGAATGGATACGGATTAAAAGCAGGCAGGATCACTTGTACGATTGCGAAACTTATCTGGCTGGCTTTGCCGTGTACGGAAAAGTCATTAGGCCGACCGCTTCACTAGACGAGGAATCGTTGACACCCGTGGCGACGTGATGGCTATTTCCCGCAGACTTACGCGGGCAGTTGCGACGAACTACCTGGCACAAGCCTCCGGGGTTACCGCAAGCGCCCTGACCAACCTTGCCACTGACCGCAACGCGGCAATGACGGGCGCAGCATCAGGCCGTGCGCTGGTTGGATCTTCAGCGGGCGGGCAGTCGGCCAGCTTCCAGATCGACCTTAAACCGACCGAACGGGTTGAGTTATTTCAGGCCGCAATCGATTACCTAAACGGCGTACAGGTCACACGCACCAGCGCCTCATTTTCTTACATTTTGGATAGCTGATTATGGCACAGAAACTTTCACTCGTGGCTCGAATGGGCGCAGGGATCAAAGCGTTTGGCGCTGGATTCGGCGCAGGCATCAGCACGTTCCAACCCTACGAGGGCGCAGGCTTTTCTCGTAAGCGTCCCGTCATCTATGGCGCTCATGCCCGCGATTCACGGCTAGATCTAAACGAGGCCACACGGGTTGAGCTTCTCAAACTCGCCCGGCACATGTACCGCAATGTCGGGCTAATCAAAGGGGCGGTGGATTCGATCGCCACCTATTCAATCGGCCCGGGACTCCGGCCGCAGTATCGCGGAGCAGACCAAGACTTTGGAAGGCTGTGTGAGGAATACTGGCGCGACGTGGTAGTGCCATCACCCGAAGTTACTGGGCGTATGACTTGGACAGACATGCTGCTGGCGCTATCGCGATCGATCGACGTGGACGGCGACGTGTTCGTCATCATGACGGAAAAAGGGAAGCTACAAATTGTCGAAGGCCACCGCGTTTGCGAAGGCGATGACTACGGAACTTCTGACGGCGTGTTCCTTGGCAAGCTCGGAGAGCCTACTGGATACTTAGTTCAAACAGGCGAACTGTATCGCAAGCTTTCAGCAGACACAGTCATTCACCTAATGGAGCTGGAACGGCCCGATCAGATTCGTGGCGGCTCTTCACTCGCCCGCGCATTAAACCATGTCCGTGATTTAAAAATGCTTGGCGAGTTTGAGAAGGACGCATTGAAATTGCAGGGATCGATTGCGGCAGTCATCACGACCGACCAAGGCGATGAACTGGCCGGGCAGGGTGGTTTTTTTGGAACCGTACAGGCTCAAGATACTGGCGAACCGACAATCGCCCGCGAGGAGATTACCAGCTCGGCCACCATCCCGCGCCTTTCACCTGGCGAAAAGATTGAGATGATTGGGCCTAATAGGCCCCACGCTGGATTCGAGCCGTTTGCCAAGTTCTTGATTCGTGATGTTGCCATGGGCCTTGGATTGCCCGTTGAGTTTGTCTACGACCCAGCAAGCGTTGGCGGCGCAGGCATGCGTTTTATTGTAGCGAAAGCGCAGCGCAGATTTGAGCAACGGCAACGCCTGCTTATCGATAGATTTTGTAACCGGGCATGGCGCTACTTTATCGGCGGAGCGATTGCCAACGGCGATCTACCGGCCGTGGAGGACTACGCAAAGGTTACGTGGCAGACACCGAAGTCGCTGACCGTGGATGCCGGCCGCGAGGCACAGCAGGCTCGCGAGGACTACAAAGCTGGCCTATCGAGCTTACAGGATTACTTTGGGGAGCTTGGCCAAGATTGGGAAGAGCAGGTCAGGCAAATCGCTAAAGAGCGTGAATTTATTGCATCTATTGGAACCGTGACTCCACAGACCGACGTGGCGGCCCCGGTGGAAGTAGTCAAAGAAGCACCCGCAATCGACGAACCAACGCCAGTTAATCCCGAGAAAGATCCGAACGCTGGGCCAGATGCGGAGCTATCGGCTAAACCTAAAGAAATCGTTAATGAAGTATTGTCGGAATCCTTCACAATGAAGGACGATCCAGACTTTAACCTCTCCTCTAAAGAGCTGGATATGGTTGCCAAGGCCGTCGGGTTAAAAGATAAGAAACCAAGAACTACTAGAAAAAAGTAGTTGTACGCACACTAGCCGCCCATACGATTAGGGCGTGGACGGTAACTCACCAGATACAGCTACACTTTACTACGACGACGGATCAATAAGCGTAGTTGGCCGAATGATCAACGTAGGCCATCCCTACAATCAAACCTATAACTTGGCATCCATCGTCGGCACTGCTTATGGGAGCGAAAGCGCAAGTCTTGGACAAGTTTTATGGGGATTCCTTAGTGGATTTGGCATCTTGTTTGGAATAGTAAGTACAAAAAACATGCCAGTTTTTGGCGTTACTATCGCCTGTATGTCGGCCGCTGTGCTTTGGAAAATTGTTAAAGGATCTTCGCGTCCTTACGTTGAGTTAAAGTTTGGCGGGTTAAATAATCAGTTACTGTACATGAAGAAGCTGTCGCATGCCGCGCAACTGGCTGACGCCATTAACATGGCAATCCAAGACATGCACACGCCACCCGAACCTGGACAACCCGTCTACAACCCAATCTTTCCAGAGCCTACAAACCCTGCTTCTCAAAGACCCATTTTTAGTCGGAACTGATTTGACACCTGTTGGCCAGCATGGCCAACAAACTTAAAAACGTATCCATTCTTACCATTGGGGAAGCTCGTGGGCATAATCTTTTAATCGACGAAAAGTCGTTAGAGCAGGCGCTGGCCGTAGCGCAATCCATGAAACGGATTAAAGTCACCATGGGCCACGGTGCACCCGTTACTGGAATCCTTGGATATATCGACGGATTTAGGATTGAGGGAGAGCGCTTAATGGGCGATCTAACCTTGTTTAATACTAACGAGGCGCAGTTCGTTCAACACCTGGCGCAAGTTCTTCCAGAGGGCTTTGGAATGTCCCTCACCTTTAGCGGCGTGCCCGAGGAGGTGGCAGGCAATCGCTTTGCACGGGTAACTGAAATTTACGATTGCTCGATCGTTTCCGAACCTGCTGCAAATCCAGCAGGGATGTTTTCTGCTTTCTCAGCAGTTGACATGAAAAAACTTCAAATGAACGAAGCACCTGTCGAAGTCAAAAAAGAGCTTAGCGAGCCAGCCGTTGTGGCGGCTCCCGCACCCGAAGCTCCAGCCGTTGAAACTCCAGCCGTTGTCGAAGCACCGAAAGCCGAACTTGCTGAAATGCCCGCCGACAAGCCTGCGAAAAAAATGGCCGAACCTACTTTGACCGATATCGCCGGAATGCTTGCAGAACTGCTCGCTCTCATGAAAGCGGACGCAACTCAGGACGTGACCGAAGCTCCTGAAATGCCTGCTGAAGATATGGCGAAAAAAGAGATGAGCGCAAAAGTTGAAGAAAAGGCCGACGAAAAGGCCGTGACCACTTTGGAAAAAGCCAAGGCCGACGCTGCTGGCGCAGTGGCGGTTCCCGCTGAATCGAGCCAACCGCTCGGCCGGGCAGAAATCCTCAATCA